GCCAAAGATAATATGCTTTTAGTGAAAGTTTTGCTCTTACTTCGTTATAACTTTTCCTAAAAGTGGATACGGTGTTCCTTATCCTTCTTATTGAACAAGGCAATCAATTTACCATGATGTGCTGCATCGACGTTCTTCAAGAATCTATACAATTTCGCGACTTTGTGCTCTGGATGTAATGTTTCTACAATTAAATTATTGACTTGCATCTTTTCATGCTCTTCCAATAATACGTTGTATAGAATTTCACCATTGTATGGCACAAGTGTAACACACCTGGCTTCATCTACTAAATGCTTGGCCTTGACCATTTGTCCTTGGAAGAACACTTTGTGGTTCTGACTGATGAGTGTGGTTTTTTCTGGATACAAATGTCCTAAAGCATGCTTGGCAATACGAACCAAATTCTTATCATGTGCAACGGTCTTGGTAATAGCCACGATTTTCTTGTTGCGGATAGTATGAACCGCAGGATCAATGTCCTCAATATTGATGGGTCCACAGTTCGTTAATATAGGTGTCTTGGCAGGGAAACAAACGTTACTGGATGGTGTTGTTGGTGTGGTTATGGTGTATCCGGCGCCTTGTAAATCAGCTATAGTGTATCCGGCACCTTGTAATTGTGTTGCAGTGTATCCGGCACCTAATATAGCACTGTCAGTGTATCCGGCGCCTTGTAAATCAGCTATAGTGTATCCGGCACCTTGTAATTGTGTTGCAGTGTATCCGGCACCTAATATAGCACTGTCAGTGTATCCGGCGCCTTGTAATTGTGTTGCAGTGTATCCGGCACCTTGTAATTGTGTTGCAGTGTATCCGGCACCTAATATAGCACTGTCAGTGTATCCGGCGCCTTGTAAATCAGCTATAGTGTATCCGGCACCTAATATATCACTGTCTGCTACACCCAAGGTTTGTAATTCGGATGCAGTGTATCCGGCAACGCGCAAATCAGAAATAATAAACGTTGCTAAATATGTGAAGCCATCTGGTGTAGTGCCCCAACTATTAACGTTGCTACTTAGGTAATAAGCGGTCGAAGGGCTCTTTATTTCACTAAACGCATGGTCACCGATAGTAGTAGGTTTATCTCCTAAGAAATACACACTGTCTAAAGCGGAATCGGAGACAAAAGCCCTCTCACCAATTGTAGTGACATTGGCCGGAATAACTACATTGGATAAACCCGTACAACTTTGAAACGCCCTTTCCCCAATTTGGGTGATAGAATCGGACAGAACTATATGAGACAAAGATGCGTCAAAATAAAACGCATAAGAGTGAACCGACGTGACGTTTACATTTTGGATAGTAGACAACATTTCGTAGGAAACCTTGGTAGGTACACTGAGATATAAGGATGCCGCCCCATTCTCTATTTTATAGATAATACCGTTATCACTCGGGTCATTGTGTAAAACAGTATTGTTTGAAGAGACAGGAAGACTGGTGAGACTGGTACACCCCTGAAAGGCGCCACCACCTATCGTTGTGACATTTGCACCGATGGTGACGGCAGTCAGAGCGGTACACCTTAAAAACGCGAGACTACCTATCGTTGTGACTGCATCTGGGATGGTGACGGCAGTCAGAGCGGAACACGATGCAAACGCGGTATCACCACTTCTCTTTCAGCGAAGCACCCTTGGTTTCCTAAAGGTGTTTTGCTCCGCAACGGCTTAAGCTTCGCGGAAGTCCCTTTGGACTTTTCCCAAAAGTGGATTTGGCTCCACCTTTTCCAAAGGTGGATAAAGGTTGATTTAGAAGTTAAAACTATAATAATCCGTACTCACATTACGTGTGGCATAAGAGTTCGCGGGGTCTTGCGGCGTGGGGGTTGGTATCGTTACTGGCTCATATCTGAGTAACGCTGGTTTCAAACAAAACGCATATCCTCCTCTATCAAAAAACGCCGCATTTTCCATCAAAAAATTATCCACCATTTGATAACGCATTGCCACCATTTGGCAGCCATACGTTCTACATAAAATACCACTCGGGTTGGACGGGCTCACTCCACTATCTGGAAACACAATGGTCATATCTCTCTTATTATATTCGGTCAGCTCTTGGGTATCCGGATTATTTTTCACTCCATAATAATCATAACCGCGCATAAACACCGAATTACTCGTCAAATTGACGTATTCCAAAAAGTCTTGGTTTTCTAAGAAGGCATTGTTCAATTTGTCGACGATTAAAATCACTTTGTTTTGGAAAGTCAATAAAGGAACACCTCCTAAATTCTTACCCGAGTTTTCAAAACTATAATCTTTTCCGAGCATAATATTATCATAAGACTTGAATATGGTCGCTAAATTTGAATACATATTTTGGTTATTACTCTTGATGCGCAAATGAATCAGTAAAGGGTCGCTAGGATTAGGGCATGTGCCGCCTGCAAAAGCATAGTTATTAATCGTCTCCATCACACTAGCAAAACTCACTGAATTAAAAGTTTCCTTAATATAATAATCATCTTTGGTGCTCGTAGAAACCACTGGTTGATTGTCAATCGAATACACTTCAAAATCCAAACAACGGACGCCTTGTTTGATGACTGCCTTGAGATTACAAATGTCAACAAAATCATTTTTGTAACTGCCGCCACTGCAAGAATTATAAGCCGTTTTTATGTAATAGTCAAATAAATTACCACTGCAGTCAGGGTCGGCAGCAGAAATGGGTCTTATGTTTCCGTCCACGGAAGGATACAATGTATTCATATAACTACATTCACTGTTTTCCAATTTACTCAGATAAATCATGTAGCCAATGAATATGATTAAAATGATAAAAATAAGGGCCATTATGAGATACGACTGAAAATCCTCATCTAGGTTTTTTATTGCGCTTAAATAATCGGTTGTTTTACTGGACATAATATCTACTATATTATATTATTTTATATTTTTGGCAATTGAAAATTTAGAATATATGCCTAATGTATACATGGCCACATTTCTTTCGAAACAGAACAAGATAAATGATATAGCAACTGACGAGAATTCGCCCAGAAATTCAATATGGAAAGATATTGATTCGGATGACGAAGAAACTATGACCAAAGGTATAAAACCAACATTATCCTTTGATGAAACCAGTGTAGCTCAAAAATTATGTGTTCCAGGTCCAAATGTCGTTTTTACACCCAAATTACTTCCTTTTGCTGAATATTTGACTGAAATAAACAAAGAAGGTACTTTAGGGTGTGGTCCGAAAAAATTTCCGAAATACGAAAATGGCAAATACTGTTGCGTGGATTCACGTGTATCTAACCAAGAGCAATTGGATTATGTCAATACATTATTAGAAGCCGCTATACGTAATGTGAGTGATACCGCATTTTCCAAAAATAAGAAAGGACTATTCTTTTTGATAAGAACCCACGATTATTTACTGAATTCTGATAAAACATTAGTGGATAGTTTAGAACTACCTGAACCTTATACAAATATAATGGATTGGTATACAACTACCGAAAAGAGGGTGGCGCAAGAAATATCGAGTTATAGACCAGACCCTGAACCAGAACACCCTGAACCAGAACACCCTGAACCAAAAGACCCTGAACCAGAACACCCTGAACCAGAACACCCTGAACCAAAAGACCCTGAACCAGAACACCCTGAACCAGAAATAAAAATAAAAATAGGGGGTCGTAAGAAGAGTAAGAGGAAGAGTAAGAGGAAGAGTAAGAAGACTCGCAGAAAGACTCGCAAAAGCAGGAAGGTTTGCAAAAGCAGGAAGAGTCGAAAATAATATAATTTATTTGTATAAAATTATATTATGATGAAATAAAGAATTAAAAAATTCACCTATATTATACCAACAATATGGCAGGCGGTCTCATGCAACTCGTTAGCGAAGGACAACAAAATATGATTTTAAATTCCAATCCGAGCAAGACCTTTTGGAAGGTAACCTATAAAAAGTACACCAATTATGGTAAGCAAAATTTTCGCATTGATTATGACGGAACGCCTACATTAAATTTAACAACCGAATCCACATTTAGCTTTAAAATTCGTCGCTTTGGAGATATGCTTATGGACTGCTATATTTCTATAAATTTGCCCAACATATGGTCACCCATTCTTCCGCCACAAGAATATACCAATCCAGACGGCTCAACCGGCTACACGAATTGGGCACCCTACGAGTTCCAATGGATAGACAATCTAGGCGCCCAAATAATAAGCCGCATCACCATCAACTGCGGCAACCAACAATTGCAACAATATTCAGGGCAATACATATTGGCCTCTGCCCAACGCGACTTTAGCGGCCAAAAATTGGCATTATTTAACGAAATGATAGGAAATGTGCCAGAAATAAACGACCCTGCCAATTACGGTGCACGCGTCAACTCGTATCCTAATGCGTATTATACCACGAGTCCAGCAGGGGCGCAGCCATCGATCGCCGGTCGCACCTTATATATTCCACTCGGCGCCTGGTTTAATTTAGTGTCCACCCAGGCCTTCCCCCTCGTCGCACTCCAGTATAACGAACTGCAAATCAACGTCTCATTCAGACCTCTCAATTAGTGGTTCACCATACGCGACGTGATGGATTATACCAATAATTTCCCAGTCGTCGCACCCAATTTTAACCAATATTATATGCAATTTTATAGATTTCTACAAACTCCACCAGACGAAACATTAGGACCCACTTCGTATACGGATACGAGAACCCTGTGGAACGCGGATATTAATCTAAACTGCACGTATTGTTTCCTTTCCAACGATGAAGCCGAAATTTTTGCGAAAAATGAACAAAAATATTTATTCAAGCAGGTTTACGAAAAACCGTTCTACAATGTGACGGGCCAAAATAAAATCAATTTGGACTCTCTGGGTATGGTGATTAGTTGGATGTTTTATTTTCAAAGAAGCGATGCGAATTTGCGCAACCAATGGTCCAATTATACGAACTGGCCGTATAACTATATGCCGCAAGACGTGACTCCTGGTTCCACTGCTGGCGATGTGCCGAATCCAGACCCTGCTGGGCCGCCTTTATTGGGTCCCGGTTTAAACCCGGATGGCACGTTAAGTGGTCTCTACACGACGGGTGTATATAATCCGCAAAATATTAAATTTATTCTGGTAGCATTGGGTATATTATTGGATGGGCAATATAGAGAAAATATATTACCTGCAGGAGTATATAATTTTGTGGAAAAATACGTGAGAACCGCTGGAAACGCGCCGAATGGTTTGTATTGTTATAATTTCTGTTTAGATACCAATCCATTTGTAATACAGCCGTCGGGAGCAATGAATATGAGCAGATTTACGAATGTACAGTTTGAGTTTACGACCATTTCCCCACCAGTGGACCCCTATGCACAGGTGCTAACGATTTGCGACCCAGCAACAGGTGATATTGTCGGTATTAATAAGCCAACCTGGCGCATTTATGACTACAACTTTAACATGTATTTAATCGAAGAACGCGTGAATATGGTGATATTTGTGGGCGGCAATGCAGGACTCTTATATGCTACCTAAGTATACACCCGTTGATTCGAATCAAAATACTATTTTACCAAAATTCAAAATAGTATTTTACAAAATCCAACAAAATTATTTA